ATTGAATTAGCATATCCATTTTCAAAACACCATACAGCTGCTAAATAAATAGAATTATAAAATTCTAATTTTTCATTTGTCTCTTTATCTACACGCCAAATTTTAATATTTTGATTTGTAGTTTGCGTTGTGTCTTTGCTTCTATGTAAATTATTTTCTAAAGCAGTTGACCATTCTAAATTAGAAACATTATTATTAGACCTATTTTTGTCTTTGTGATTAACTTGAGGTTTATTTTCAGGATTTTCTATAAATACTAAAGCAACTAATCGGTGAATTGGAAATGTTTTTCCTTCACTATTTGAAGATAATCCAGTAAATATATATCCTCCTTTTGTAGTCAGTTTTAACATTCTGCCCGTATTAATATTACAAACTCTTCCTAAAGAACTAATTTTATAATTATCAAAGTGTTTTATTGGTAACCATACTTCTTTGCCCTCCATATATATATTACTATGTCGGCATCATTTTAAGCCCATTTCAAAACAAATTAGAAAACCAACTTAAAGCCATTAGAACATGCTATATATAAACAAATGACAGACTTAGCAAAAAGTTTAGCAAATGATGACGATGTTATCAAGACCGAAGATGGTCTTATATTTAATCCCTTTAATCCGTTGAACACTGAGATTACATTAAATGAAATTCAATGTATTCTCACTAAATACGGGATACCACCAAAAATTTATAATACTGAACTCTATAGAAGAGCATTTGTACACAGATCGTATACAAAACGACCTGAATTTGAAAACATACAGCAAAAAATAAAGATTGTTGAAAGACCTGCTAATTGCTTACCTTTAAGCACCAAACATAACGAAAGCTTGGAATTTTTAGGAGATGGTGTACTGGAATTGGTGACCAAATATTATTTGTATAGACGGTTTCCTAAAGAGAATGAAGGCTTCATGACGGAAAAAAAGATTGCGATTGTTAAGAATGAAGCAATTGGTAGGATCGCATTAGAAATGGGATTACATAAATGGCTTATTTTGTCTAGAAATGCTGAAGAGAAGAAGATCCGCACCAATTTAAAGAAACTAGGCTGCTTATTTGAGGCATTTATTGGCGCACTTTTTTTAGATTTTAATAAGATTGTAGTAAATGATGATGAAGGATGGTTTCAAGATATGTTTGCTACGGGACCTGGATTTCAAATGGCACAGAAATTTATTGAGAATATTTTTGAGAAACATATTGATTGGATTTCATTAATACAAAATGATGATAATTATAAAAATATTTTACAGGTAAAAATACAAAAAGAGTTTAAGGTTACACCACACTATGTTGAAATAGAACATGATTCAGAAGAAGGTTACAAAATGGGAGTGTACTTGTGTTTAGGACAGCAAATTTATAATGTGTCACATGTAAACGCATTACATATAGCTGATTTTAAATCATTTAAAGACATTCATGAACATCTTTTACAAAATAATGGCAAGATATTTTTGTTTATGGGAGATGGCCAACATAAAATTAAGAGGAAGGCCGAACAAATGGCATGTGAAAAGGCAATTAACGCAATTAAATTATATGGCGAATAAATTATATGGTGAAAAAAAATATACACCGAATAAATTAAATTATAATTGATGTAATGTAAAATATATTAAAAATTTATATATTGAATTTATATAAGTAATGAATAATTTAGCAAATTTAACTCAAAAACTTAAATTAAAACCACCAGTTGAAGATGAAGAAGACATAGAAGTTGCTATTATTCCAGAACAACCTATTTTTAAAAAAGATGATAAAAATGTTAAAGAAGTTGTAAAAGCTACAAATGTTGTCGCAGACAAAGATGATGGCACTGCTGCCTTAGATATTTTTAAACGATTAGAAAATAGAGAACTAACAAAGGTTTCTAAAAAGGTACAGGAAGAAAAAGAAGTTGAATCAAAAGCACCTGTTTTTGAAGAAGAACCTAAAAAGACAAAAATTAAAAAACAAAAAACAAGAGGTATTATGGCTGAAGACATAGAAATGGTTGAACATGTAGTAGAAGGTGGACCGCAAATATTAGAACAAGGTAAAGAAAAAGAACCAGTGGAAATGGTTGAAGCACCAACAAAACCCACCAAACGATATTCAAAAAAAATAATTACTAATGTAATTAATTTAGGTCCCGCATCAATGATACAAATTGGTGATACTACAATTGGTAAAAGATTGCCGCCTCCGCCTGTTTTTGATATCAAAGCCTCAAGCTATTACATGAATAATCGGGAAATATTTGTCAACTTTATTGATACCCTTTTTCAGCCTTATAAGGAAGATTTAATGGACGAAACTCAAAATATTTCATGTGATAATATTGGCAAAGATACTGGAAAAGTTGGTCTACTTACACATCAAAAAATTGTTAGAGATTATATTAATTTATATACACCTTACAGAGGTCTTTTATTATTTCATGGTTTAGGTTCCGGAAAAACATGTAGCTCTATTGCTATTGCTGAAGGATTAAAAAGTTATAGACAAATTATTGTTATGACTCCTGCTTCATTAAGACGCAACTATATGGAAGAAATAAAAAAATGCGGGGATCTTCTTTTTAGAAAAAATCAATTTTGGGAATGGGTTTCAATTGAAGGAAGACAAGAATTAATTGAGCCATTAGCTGAAGTTATGGGAGGTATTAAAATTAATTATGATAATGAGCAACATAGTAATTGGGTAAATTATATTAAAAAACACAAAGGAGTATGGCTTGTTAATGTAACAAAACCTACTAATTATGAAGACTTATCCACCAGTGATAAAAAGAATTTAAATGACCAAATAGATGAAATGATACAACTTAAATATACATTTATTAATTACAATGGTTTAAGGAGAAGTAAATTTAAACAAATGACAATGGATTTTACAAGAAATATTTTTGATAATTCAGTTATTATTATTGATGAGGCTCATAATTTTATTAGTAGAATTGTTAACAAAATAAGTCGTTTCCATAAATTTTCAGAAAGAAAACGAGGTCCCGGGTCTGTTTTACCACCCCCATTAGCATTACAATTGTATGAATTTTTATTACAAGCTGACAATTGTCGTATTGTTATGTTAACAGGAACACCTATTATTAATTATCCTAATGAAATCGCCGTACTTTACAATATTTTACGAGGTTATATAAAAACATGGAATTTTACATTAAATACTGAACAAATGAAGGGTCAAAAACTTAACATTGAAACAATAAGGGAAGCTTTTGCTTCAGAAAAAATATTAGATTATATTGATTTTAATGCGTCTAAACAGTTATCTATTACTCGTAATCCATTTGGATTTGAAAATAAAATAAAAGTAGATGAAGGATACAAGGGAGTTTATAATCGTAATGAAACTATTGGAGAAGATGGTAGAATAATATTAGATGAAAAAGGTGTCATGAATGACGAAACTTTTATTAGTCGTGTTATAAAAATTTTGAAGAAACAATTGAATATTGAAGTAACTCCTAAAAATGTAAATTTTACAGTAAATACGGCTTTACCTGATACATTGGATGTGTTTGTAAATTCATTTATTAATAAAGATACTGGAAATCTTATAAATGAAGTAAAATTTAAACGAAGAATTATTGGACTTACGTCTTATTTTAAAAGCGCCCAAGAAGAGCTTTTACCAGCATATAATAGAGATATTAACAGACATATTGTTCGCATTCCTATGAGTAATTATCAATTTCAAATATACGAAATTGCACGACACGATGAAAGAGACGTTGAGAAAAAAACTAAAAAAAGTGGAGCTGTTAAAATTGATTTAAATGGATTATATGAAAAGCCCAAGGCTACTTATAAAATCTTTTCACGTTTATTTTGCAATTTTGTCATGCCTGATCCACCAGGAAGACCTACCCCTAATAGTATACGAAAGGAAAAAGATATGAATTTTGTGGATGAATTTTTGAAAGAAAGAAAAACTCAAAAGAAACTCACAGTAGAAACATATATTAAACAATATTTAGATTCATTCCCACCAGAATACAAAGAAAATCCGGAAAACCTAAAGCAAATAGAGACAAATATAGAAAGATATTTGTATTACATTGTACAAAAAAAATATGATGTCATAGATTTTGACAAATTTCTTTCAGATGAATACCAAGCCTATATTAAAAGAATTGATGACAAAAATAAAAATCCCGTTCCTATACTAACAAAGGAAGAAGAAAGAGAAAGAGTTAGAGCAGAAAAAGAGCTAGTAAAAGCAGAAGAGAAGGCTGTAAAGGAGAGACTAAAAGCAGAAGAGAAAGCTATAAAAGATAATTTAAAAGCAGAAGAGAAAGCTGTAAAGGAGAGACTAAAAGCAGAAGAAAAGGCGCTAAAAGCTCAAGAAAAAGCCGAAAAAAAGAAAGGAAAAGGTGGACAAAAGGATGACCCCAGTTCATCAGATTCAGATTCAGATTCAGATTCAGATTCAGATTCAGATTCAGATTCTTCTAGTTCTTCTGATTCTGAAGAATCAATATCTTCATATTTACAAGATGGTGGCGTTGGTTCTGCTGAAAAGGAAAAAAAGAAAGGAAGGAAGGAAAATAAAAAGGTAGTAATAGTTGAAGAAGAAGAACCAACAGATGCCTTAGAACAATTTTATGATAATGAAAGTGAAAATGAAGATTATGAAGAAGATAAAATAAAAAAACAAGGTTATATTGAAGGATATAAAGATGCTGACGCAATTGACAGAACAATAGATGAATTAGAAGGCGATGAAGTATTGTTACAAATGGCTGAATCAGCTAATTCTAAAAATCCAAATTATAAAACAATGATAGCAGAATCGCTTGATTTTTTAAAAAAATATAAACATAAATATTTGAATTTAGAAGCGTTAAAAAAATATAGCCCCAAATTTTTAACCATGATTGAAAATATAGAAGACCCTGATCATCCTGGATTGCATCTTGTTTATAGTCAATTCAGGTCAATGGAAGGCATTGGTATTTTTGCTCTTTCACTTGAAGCAAATGGTTATGCTCAATTTAAAATCGCTAGAACTAGTACTGGTTGGGATTTGGTAACAAGTAATGAAGATATGGGAAAACCACATTATGCTTTATATACAGGAACAGAAGATGCCGAAGAACGAGAAATTATTCGTAATGTGTATAATGGAGACTGGAATTATATTCCTAATAATATAGCAGCTAAATTAAGAACTATAAGTAGCAACAATAATATGGGTGAAATTATTAAGGTCTTAATGATTACATCTGCCGGATCTGAAGGCATTAATTTACGAAATACTCGTTATGTTCACATCATGGAACCATATTGGCATCCAGTGCGTTTAGAACAAGTTATTGGACGTGCTCGTCGTATTTGCTCACACCAAGCATTACCACTTGAGTTTAGAACCGTAGATGTATTTATTTATTTGATGGTTCTAACACAAGAACAAATAGATGGGGAATTTGGCATTGAACTTAAATTAAAAGATCGCAGCAATTTGCCACCATATTTGCCTCAAACTTCTGATGAAAAATTATTTGAAATTTCTAGTATTAAGGAAAATTTAACGGATCAAATTACAAAGGCAATTAAATCCAGTTCAATTGATTGTATTACTCATACTAAATCAAATATGAAAGAGGGAATTGTATGTCTTTCATTTGGCGATCCACCAAATACTAAATTCTCATATAATCCTAATTTGGAACAAGATCAAAATGATACTATTGCGGATATTAATATGGAAGTTAAAAATTGGAAAGTTAAGGAAATATTGATTGAAAGTACGGGTAAAAAATATATGTTACGTCTAGATACAAATGATTTGTATGATTATGATAGTATTATTCAAGCAATAAAAATTCCTGGAATAAGACCTATTTTGTTAGGTAAATTGGTTCAAAATGAAGAAGGAGAATATCAAATAGTAAAAAGAAAATTATAAAGGATAAATATTATTTATTTATTTAATTGTTTACTTAAAACTGTTATTAAATCAATTAATATATCAACTTTTGTTATTAGTATATCCATTTTATCTGTATTAGATTCACTATTTATTGGCAACATTTCTTCTATTAGTAATGACATGTTATTATTTACTAGGTTTTCATTTACTAATTTATCATCATCCCATGTTACATTTTTTTTTGAATTTATCTGTTTCAATTTTAGCTTACTATAAAAGTTAAAATCTTGTTTCTCTTTATTTTCTTTAATTTCTTGTTTTTTTTCATTTGTATCTGTATTTTTTGTAATTTTCTGCGGATTCAACCAATTTTCAGGATCTTCTACATTTAAATTAGTTACTTTATTTATTTGTTCTATATCAAAATTACGACGAGCGATTGTTTCAGCAATTAAGGCATCCATTTCTTTTATTTTACCATCATCTATTTTCTCAGTAAAATCCATTTCTTTAGGCTTTTGTAGGTTGATTGAATTTTCAAATTCACTACGTTTTATTTTTAATTGATTTTCAAAATCATCTTGACGTGCTTCATGAATATCTTCTATTTTATATGGGCTCATAACTTCTTCGCTACTAATTTGAATTCGTTTAAAATCTTGCTGTCGTCCTAAATTAGGAAATAATCTATTTACAGCTATAACTACTTGAGATAAAAATTGTTTATTTAGATTTACAAGTTGGACATTACTATTTACACTTGCTTTTTTTGTAAATGGTTGAATATTGCTTTCAAAAACAGTGCGAATATTTGTAATAATAGCTTTGTTAGTTGGATCAATACGCAGTTCATCTAACAAAACTTCCCATAATATTTTTAAGTTTTGTTTGGTTAAAAACGTGGATACATTTGTGTTCATTTATATACTGATTTACATAAATTTATCTTTAAATAAATTTATTTAAAAAGCTTCTATAAATCTGGATTAAAATATACTTTCCTGAAATTTTCCATATATTCATCCTTTAAAATATGTGTTTTTAAATAATGTGATGTTATTTTATCTTCTAACATATGAACTATGAAAAATAAACTGTAAATGCCACATTCCGTATTACCATATTGATGTTCTACTGGATGATTTTCGTCAAATTTAAAATCTATTTTTGGGTTGACTAAATGACCTTGCTCAATAATATCATTTACAAATTTCATTATTCGGTTAGGTATTTTATCTCCTGCGCTGTCAAAAAAGAAAATAGTACCTTTTTTTATATTAATAAAAAGAGAAATCCAATGACTACCACCTTTGTAATGTGGATCTGTATTAAAAATAACACCTATTTTTGTTTTACCTTTTTTTATTTGTTCTAATAAATTAAAATGACACAATTCTTCCA